ACCCTCTTGTATATGCTTGATGGCCGTATCCAAATTAAAGTTTTTCAATTGCCCGTAATTCTTTTTTATCAATAAAAATTCACCGACAACCATATCAACGGCAATCTGATGAAGACCTTCTGGAACAATGTCAACATTACAATCGCTTTTGATATTATTTTCTACCTTTAAAATAATAAATCCAAGAATCCAAGCATCGGATTCAATGACCATATAATCAAAAGTTGCAAGTCGCTTTGTTACGTCTTCAAGCATATAATCACATCCTATTCCTTTATGTTTTCCGAAACCTTTGCTTTCTCTTCAGGATTTTCAACAAGCTGCCTATCGGATTTTTTGTCAGCAGGTTGTTTAACCTTTTCCACAGTATAACCATGTGTTTTAAACCAATCGAGTAAATACGGTTTATCTGTTTCACCGACACCACTTATAAAACCAACACCGGCGGAAATGCCGGTATATTGTTTATTAGGTGCATAAATATTAGCCATAATTCAGACCTCCTATACTACTGTACTTTAATCTTACGCAAAACTCCAGCGGCTTTGGTTTTCTTTAAAGCTACAGCTGCAACCATTTCAACTTCACCAGTCTTAACAGCTCCGGAAGTTTTAAAATCAGGCAGCCAGCTGTTTACGGGAGGTTGTCCGACCATTGATACAGCATGGAAGCCGTCCAATGCAAGTCTTGCAGCATAAAGGGAAGTTTGTCCGGTTGCTCCGTCAACAGATACAACCGGATTATTAGTTCCGGCTTTTTCACCAAAGTCAATTAACGGAATGTTCCCGTATGCTTCTATCTGCTGGCCGAAATCATTTTTTGTAACCTGGTACATGCCGGCACGTCTTGCAACAGCTCTGATTTTAGCAATGAGCTTAGTATTACCGCCGATGAAAGTGGCAGGACCGTCGAGCGTCATTAAAAATTCATCAAGCACATCAAGAAATGCTTTATAATTTGTATCCACCAATGCAGAAGAAGAAAGATCTATTACAGCACCGGGAATCATTTCTGTCGAAGATCCGGTTAATGCTTTTTCTAAACCGTCAAAGGCATTAACATCAACAGCAGAATCGCCGTTTATTACAGTGTCGTTAAACAAAGCAGCTGCTGCCTTTATTTTTTGCTGCATTTGAAGAGTTACCTCCGAGATAATACCGCCCATACCTGCTATGATACGGTCAATTTGAAACGAACCACCAAAGACTTTTAAATCTGTGGTGTAACGCTGCTTTGTAACTTCTTGAGACGCATATTCGGTGTTAATGGCACGGAAGGCCGCTGTCGGCTGGGTTATTAACCTGGTATAGCCGTATGTCAATGTTGCACCCCCACCTGTGGGTGAAACAACATCATCAAATGTCAAATTGTTAAATAAATAACTGGACTTTGCGAATTCGTCAATGACGCCCACCTGTAAAGCGTCTTGTACATTTTTTTTAGCTTCAGCTAATGTAACGGGCATATAGTATGACCACCTTTCATAAATAATTATTCATTGTTTGTAAAGTGCATTTTTACCGCATCTGCAAGAGATTTCGGTTGATTGTCGGCTCCCGGTAGGCCATCTTTTGGATCTCCCGGAACTATGCTTTTAAATGTTTTCTTCGTTGGTGCTGTATCAAATAAAAACTTTGTATCATCTGTTTCCTGAAGCTTTTTAATCTGATCGCCCAGACCTTTTACTGTCTCACCGTCAAGCTCTGCCCTGTCGAGATCAAGCAAAGCTTTAACTGCTTTTATATTTTTTGCCTTAGAGCCTAATAATGCCTTTTCCACAGCATTATCAATTTGTAATTGTTTAACTTTTGCATCATAATTGGTTTTATCGGTTGCGTTTTGGATTTGAAGAGTGGCTATTGTTGTCTTTAAGGTTTCGGCGTCGCCTGTTGATTTTTTTAAATCCTCAAGCTGTTTGTCACGGGCAGCAATGTCTAAATCAAGCTGTTTTTTCGCGTCATTAATCTCGTCAAACCTTGTTTTCGGAATAAAACCTTTAAGCTCCTCACCCGAAGCAGTCGCAACTTTTTGCGCGGTAGCTTCATCTAAACCTAATGCTATTAAATCTTCTTTTTTCATTGTAAATTTTCCACCTTTCAAAATCATTTATTTTCCCGGTTCAGTCCGGTTCTTTTTGTCTTTTATTTAACGTCACAATACCAAATGACGGCATATAAAAAGACCACTGAAATCAGTAGTCTCTCATGTAATATTAAATTTTCGGGTATGAAAAAACCACTCACTTTTTTTGTGGGTGGTAGTTTTAACTTAAATATTTTTTTGTATATTCAGTTTTTATTACTATGAAAGTATCATCTTTAGGCTCCACTAACAGCGTAGGATACGGTTGTGTATCAATATCATTAAGCAAGCCATTGGCTTCAATGTTTCTTGGATATCCGAAAAGAGCATAGCTACCTATTCCTCTCTGTTGACTTTTCAATTTTTCAAAACTTAAATTATTTTCTTTACAATATATTTCCAAAAAATCATAAAGTTTTACTTTATCTATCATAATAACTATCCACCTTTCTTTTGAAATACGATGTGTTTTCCGCTTGAATTATATATTGAGCTATTATTTTGATTAAAGACATTAAGAATTTTAATATCTCCGTCTGATTCAAGCAATTCAAATCCTGTTACACCCGGATGTGTATGCCCGCTCCATTTATAACCTTGCCTTTTTAGCTCCATCGCTAATTCTTCATTTACATTTACATGATATTCATTACCTCTTATTATCAATCGTTTATTACCCTTTGTAAACATTGCGAACTCATTTCCTGTTTTAGCTGTAAGAGCAGATAAGTCGCTCATTTTAACTTCATTCTTTTTAACAATTGTTTTACTGTCATAATTTTGTAAATTGTCAAGTAACTTTTGCTGTCTATTGTTAAGAGGTCTATCGAATAGCAAAATAGCGTTAGGTTTTCCTTTTGCTGTATTTCTTTGCTGTATAGGAGTTTCAATCGTTTTACTCTTTGAGAGTATTATATCATCCTTACCACTATTTGTCAACTCTTTTTTATCAACAAATTTATCTTTCCATTCACGGTAACTCATATTTGACGGTATATAAATTTCTTTGCCGTCTTTATCCCGTGCAACTCTTTGACCTTCATCATCTTCAAAATACGGAGCTGTGGTACACCGACACCACGGATGAAGAGGCTCTGCGCTTACACCTATTTCATAATCTTTCTGTTCAAATATTTTACCGTCCATGGCGCCGCAATGCTCACAGGTTGTCATGTCAAGGGTGCCGATAAATTGAAACCTTTCGACATTCAGATCCGTATAACAGTCTTTACGAGACATTGCTGCAACCGCTGCACTTTCAGTCATTACAAGCCTTGCGGCTTGTTTTTTTCCAACATCAAGCTTATCTTTAATATTATTTATAACTTTATCCGGGGAGGCACCTCTTATATAAGACTGTGTAAGTTCGGTATGAAGAGTATTTAATAAAAGGGTTTTATTCCGCCATACACGGCTGCTGAAGTTGGATCCGTCCGGAGCCCATGGTTTAAGAGCCGCCTTTTCTATTGATTTATCATCAATAACTTCTATAAATCTACCGGAACCGATTCCCTTTTGAACTTCATAAGCTGTATGATAATAATTATCTTCGTAAATATTTTTTATGAGTGCTTTGGTGCCCTTTTCCTGTTCGGCATATAGTTTTTCTATTTCTTGCCTAATCGTTGTTATTTGCGCTTCATACTTCGTTATATGGACTTTAGCGGAAGCATTCTCCAGTTGTTTTATCCAATTTTGATTTATAGCATTTTCTTCGCCGTATTTTATGTATTCTTCGACCGTCCATTTGAATTCTTTCAATTCATTGGCTGTCAATAGCTTTTTTGCACCAGCTAAAGAAATCTTGTTATTTACAGCTATCCTTTCATACCAGCTTTGAATTGTTTTTTCAATTTCGGAAATAGCTACCCGGTATTGCTGTTCAAGCGTTTTAACATATTCATCACCTTTATTCAACTGTGAAATCTGCAGCTGCTCAAAGCGTTTTTTCCAATACTCCGCATTACGCATCTATCGATTCACTCCTAAACTTTGAAGAATTTGAATTGAAAAATAAACCTTTATAACAAAAACAACAAAATGAATTAAGAAGCTTAAGATTTTCCATATTAAAGGATTTTTATCAATCCATTCCTGCTGTTTATTCATTTACCATATCACCGTCCTTTTTGGGAGGAACAAAAGAATTATATGCATCTTCAGCTATTGCTTCCTGTTTTTCTTTTTTTAGGCGTTCTAATTCTTTTTTAATATCATCAACCCAGGGATGCTGAGAAACAATAGTTTCATTCGAAATAACCCCGATAGATTTACTGCAATTATCAATACTTTCGGTTTCGTTTATAAGAATATCTCTGTTAAAAATAATATTAACTGT